ACCACGACGGCCATTACGCCGCCCTCACCTCTTAACCTTCTCATCCTTACAAACACTCCCATCTTTGAGATACTTAACCGGCCTGCATCCCTGCTCGTAATGACGACAGACGATGTGACAATTCATCATGCGGATTGCGTCACCAATGTTATTCGCTTTCAGTCTCTTCGCTACCGGCATCGGATACCTCGGACATCCGTAGGTTCCCTCGTTCACTCTTGCCACCCGCCCATCCCCTTTCAGCTAACACCTTGAACGCGCCGTCAACGCAGTCCTGACAGATGTGTTGCACTTCTGCTCCACCGTTTACGCCTATAGACACAGAAATACTGAACACCGCCGGTGCGGAGCTACCCGGTACGAAGCATCTAGGTATCTCGGCAGTCGATACCTCATAAAAGACTTTGGCTTCACTGTTTGGGGGCACAATTTCCTTACGGCAGGTGTCACAAATTATCTGGGTAATTGTTTTTATACTCATGAAAATAACCTCCCTAGTATACGTTCTGCCATGCCTCGTGCACTCTGAACAGGAAGTAAGCCCAACGCGCACTCAGGGCAGAACACCTCCGTCAGACAGTACGAGTTAGGCTTTCCACACTCATCCGCCGTGGTCTCAAGAATAGTCCGAGCCATATCCTCATTCTTATCAGCAAGCGCTTTGTGCCAATCATCCAATGTGTACGTCTTCGGTCTCCTCACGACTGTACCTCCTTGGGGGTAACTGTTATGGTGGTGTTACCTGTGCCCTCAGTCGGTAGCGGTTCGCTGGAGACCTCACCTCTGAGTACAGCGTACAGGTGGCGTATCTCATCCCAACTGTACTGTCGCGCTTCTTTCATGTGGAAGTCGATAAGAACCCGCTCCATAATAACCCTTCCGGTCCTGTTGTTGTATGTATCGAGGATGTGGTCAATGCCGACGTCCGTGGGCACACCCTTAATTGCGGGGAGGTAGTGCTCCGTAAGAATCTTTACCTTAATGTACTCTCCGTCTTCCCCTTTCCATTCTGATTTGGCTTTGCTGATTCCTATGCTTGTGAACCCACGTGCTGATTTCTTTGGGTCGAACAGTGACTTCTTCTCATCAAACTCGTTCATTGCTTACTCTCTCCTCTCAATATTGCCAAGACTTGTCGCCAGCCTCGGCGGTATGGTTCTTTTGTTTCACACTCCAACCACTTCACCATTCCCCCGTACCTCAGCTCCGCTCCTGCCTCCAACAGAAGACCTATCGAGTGGGGCACCGGTAAAATGATAACGCTTGTCTTACCAAGGGATTGCTCGGATATAGCCTTTCTAACAAAAGCAGAAGGCCCTCCAAATGGTGCGTCCTTTCGTGTAAAGGGCGGGTTGACATAATTCCTCTCTCCCCAAGGTAGTACGAGACTGTTATAGTCTGGTTCCCGTGGATAGGGGCAAGGGTCACAATCAAAGTCGAACTCTTCATCGAGCTTCTGGAACAGTGCCGGTGGCGTTAGCCAATATCTCTTGCGCTCCTCCACGTTTTACCTCCCTCTTACATTTTGCTTGAGTGTCATAAGTCCAGTATTTGCACTGGTCGGGATGACCCTTGGAAAGTTCTACGAATCCTTTACACTCCTTAACCTTACCGTGGTACACAGCCAGACACCGTGTGGTGTATGGTGATATGTAGTCCGCATAATCTTTCAACTCTTATCGTCTCCTTTTATTGGGGGTTGGGGTACAGAGTCTCGTATTTGACGTAGCTGGGTCAGTACCATTTCCAGGCAATCTCTTTGAGCGGTGTACCTATCTTTCAGCCGCTGCGTGTCAGCGAGATCACGTTCACAAAGCCGGAGGTGCACTTCTAAAATCTCAATAGCGTCATCCATCTTTGTTCCTCTTAGCCATCTCTGTAACACGGGGTAACAGTTCGTTTAAAACTTCATTGTGTAGTGAAGTTCTCTCCCGTAAGGCAGTGATCCTCTGTTCCGCTACTTCCACCCTGAGCCGCACCCCAGCAAGTGACCACGCATTAACTATGATGCTCGCCGCCAATAGAAGTGTAACTATAAAATTCCACACTATTCTTCATCTCTCCTTCCTATAGCTGTGTCCAACACCTCATCTATCACGCCGGTTACAGCTTGGCGTATCTTGTCGGCGCATATCGTACAGAGATACCAGCACAACAGACCCTCATTTAGACTGAGACCGACGTATACTGTGGCTTCCGCACTGACACTTATAGGGATTCTCTGTTGGAGGGTTGGGCTCTTCATACCACATAACTCACAGACATCTTGGTACATCCTAATTGGGCTCTCCTTTTCATTGTATCTATTCTTGACCTTCAGCCGGTCGTCACTCATTAAATACCTCCCCCTAAAAAATGAAGGGTTCCCTGGATGACGCAGGGAACCCCTCTTAACAACGCCTTTGCAAAGGCGCTGCTTGACCATCAACGTCGGGCATTTTCGTTATGGTCGTCTAGCCTGGACTACTACCCGAACCAGGGCCGACACTCTCATTCCGCATTCGCTCCATCTCAGTCAGCTGAGGACGAGCTGTTTCCTCACCACTTCGGGACTCAATGACCGCGCAGGTGACGCGCAAAACATTCTTACTTCTTCCTGCTGTTTATCTGCTCTTTCAGGTCTTTGCCCATCTTCAGCGTGACAGTCCACTTCTCAGGAATGGTGATGGTCTCTTCCGGCTTCTGCGGGTTTCTACCCTGGCGAGCAGCGCGAAGCTTCGGCACCAAACTGAACAGGCCGGTGAACCCAACCTCACGTCTCTTGACCAAGCTGTCGAACATGACGTCCAGGATAGCTACACGGACAACCGCTTCGATGTCCTTCTTGGTCATGTCATTACCAATACGCTCGGCTACCAGATCAATAAACTCCTTAATGCCAACCTTACCGCAACCCTCACCCATCTGCTTTGTTTCCTTCTTAGCCTTTTCCTTCTTTGCCATTACAATGACGCCCCTCTCGAACTGTGTGTAACGCTGTCTATTGCAGCATCCGTGTACAATATACACTGGAATGATGATTTGTCAAGGGGTCATCTGGTCTCCCATCCACAAAAAACGCATCTACCTTTACCCGTAATTGGTCCACTGGTAGACAGCTCTCGGATGTTCTCGTAGTCCACTCCTGCCTTACCACATATGTAACACTCTGGTAGGCAGATGAACTCACCGTTACATCTTGGACAACAGGCGGACTCTGTGTGAAGGTATTTAATTTGTATCTCAAAAAATAAGTGGTAACAAGATAAACACTTAAACATGCCTGACCCCCAATCTTGTGGTATATTGTCACTGCTGAGTTCCCCATAACCCAGCTGGACGGGTGCACCGGGCATTCCCTCTCGACGGTGCATCCCTCTTCTTCTCACAGTATTCTTTTGTCAAGGTTCGTTCGGACTGCAATCATGCTATCATGATTTCACATGGTGTCACCTCCGTAGAAATACGTGGTATTTTTACTTAGTCAACATTGAAGGCCACCCTTGAGAGGTGGCCTTCTACGGAGGTTATGGGCAACTTTGTCGTATTTGCCCGAAGTTAGCTCTTAGGCTACGGTCAGTACCAGTACCTCGGCGTCCGTGCCGTATGCCGTGGTTACGGAGATGTTGATGTTGTGTGTCCCAACGTCTGCGGGTCCGAACGTACCAGAGATAATTCCGGTGTTCGCGTCATACGTAAGGGTGCCGGAGGGCGGCAGGTTGCTCGCCGCAAACACCGCACCAGCAGCATCACTCGCCGTGATGGTATACGTGAACGCTGTGCCATCGGTGCCACTAGCCGTCAACGGGCTGGTGATTACCGGGGCCGGAGGCGGGGGCGGGGCAGCAGCCGCAGCGACGGTCAAAGCTATCGTCTGGGTGGTCGAGCCTGCACCAGTGGAAGCTGTGACGGTTATGCTGCGCGGACTGCCTACGTCGTCTCCCGCGACGGGCGTACCAGAGATGACTCCGGTGGCCGGGTCGATAGACAGGGAGGCGGGGAGGTTAGTGGCCGCAAACGTAGCGCCAGCAAGGTTTGCTCCAGCTATCTGATAAGTCAGGGCAACTCCTATCTGGGAGTGAATTGCTGTGCATGTGATTACCGGTACGGGAGGCGGAGGAGCAGCCAGTTCCTGTCCGATGGTTATGGTGAACTGTGCCAGCGAGTAGAGCCTCGTGGACGTGTTCTGAACCTTCACATTAACAACCGTGGTGCCCATTGTGGTGGGCGTACCGGAGATAACGCCGGTCTGGGCGTTTATTGTCAACCCCTGCGGCAACGGGAACGCTATGAAGTGCAACGCTTCGTTGGCCGGAGGTGCGTCGGCGGTAATCTGGAAGGTGAACGCTCTGTTAAGGTGGCCCACCCTTACAAACTCTGTGTTGTTAATTTTGGGAACGCCGGGCATCGTGGTGTCGCCGGGCTTGAGCCCAACTCCCAGCATCGCATCTTCGGCGGCCTTCCTCTGCCTGCTGAGCGCCATCGACGCCTCAAGCATAGCCCTCTGAACGATTTCATACGCCGCGTTCTGAATCAACATGGCTATGTACTTGTCGAGTGCCTCATTCGTGTGAATCGCCGTAGGGGTGCCGTCGTTGTACCTCATGCGCGTGGTAACTGTTACGTTCTCAAAGTAACCAATCTTTCCGTCCCGACCGGGCACGTCAAGTTTAGCGGCATGTGCCTCCGCACTCTTAACCGCGTCCCGCTCATCCATAAACGCCTGAAAAATCGCCATTGCTTCCTGAGCTGTGTTTGCCACTTCTATCACCTACTTTTTAATTTTGTGTTACGAACCGATTTCCTGACCGATGGTGATGGTGAATTGCGCCAAGGAGTATAGACGGGTTTTGAGGTTCTGAACCTTCACATTAACAACCGTCGTACCCATGACCACCGGCGTGCCAGAGATAACTCCTGTCGCTGCATTTATGGTAAGTCCAACCGGCAGCGGGAACGCCATAAAGCTCAGCGTTTCGCCCGAAGGGGGGTCTACCGCTGTGATTTGGAACGTGAATGGCCTGTTCAAATGACCCACTCTGGTGAACTCAGCGTTGGTGATGCTGGGCACACCTGGAAGAGCAGATTCGCCGGGTTGGAGGCCGGTAGCTAACATAGCTGCCTCAGCGTCTTTGCGTTCCCTGCTGAGAGCCATCGACGCCTCCAACATTGCCCTCTGGACGACCTCGTATGCGTTGTTCTTAATGAACAGCGCAATGAAACCATCCAAGTCCGCGTTGGTATGGTTGAGTAACGGTGTTCCGTCGTTGTACCGCATGACGGTATCAACTATGGAACTGGTGAACTCCCCGACCCTTCCATCCGTTCCTGGAGTATCCAGCTTAGCGGCATGTGCTTCCGCTCGCTTTACCGCCTCCCGTGTGTCCAAAAAGGCTTGGAACTTAGCCATTGCTTCGGACGCACTCATTGTTGCCATTGAGACCACCTCTACAATCTTGCAAGATTTTTAGGATTTGCGCAATCCATCCACAAGATTACCATATCTCAGCGGCCCCGCACGTCCTTCAAAATGTCAGCGAACGCCTTATCTTTTAGCGTCATCTTCTCTGCTTCTTCAGCCAAGCAGTTGTCACAAACGTCCTGCCACCTGTCATTTACCTTGCGGCTCTTCCATCCAGCATCCTTCTTTGCCTCGACTGCCGTGTGGAACTCGAACTCACCATCGAGTTCTGCGTAGCAGCGGTCACAGATTGGCGTATGAATACCCTCAAAGCTGTCGATGCTCATGATGGCTTCACCTCCACGTCTATCTCCACACCACAGAACGGACAAAATGATGGGATGAGATACTTAGGCTGACCACTCTTTGGCTTCTTACCATCGAGGGTAACTATTGCTATCTCAGGTACATGTAGCGCATCATTCTTACCAAAGAGAAAGCCGGACTTGAGCTTTAGTTTATGCTCCTCAAGCTGCTTATCAATCTCAGAGACACAATTACAGGACACAACTATCCCTCCTTAGTCGTCTATCTCTGCGTCTTCAGGATACGAGCAGAAGATGCTGGCTGAATCATAGAACTTGCACTCGTCACCGAACCGTTCTATCTTCCAGTCCGGCCACCCTCTGGCACGCAGCTTGTCGGCATCCATAGGGAGGTAGGTGCTACACGCACGTTTACGCATCTCTTTACACGCTCCATCGCACACTGTTATAAGTTCAGACCTTGCAAGTGTTTTGCTATGCAACCCCATAACTTTATCATCCTCTCGGTGTGTCATCTAATAGTGGGCCGTGGCAGTATTCTTTACGACGGAGAAGCAACCTGATTATTGACGCAAAGAAACCAGTGTCACCATAAGGGAAGTGCACATATTTAGCGCAGTCCCGGCAGCCCATCTTACCTATAGCCTCAACGATATGTATTGCAGACACCCTATTGTTTCTTGGGTGGCAATCATAGCGCCGGGTCTTGTTGTACCACAGGTAACTCCGGCCATCGACCCAGTGCCGCTCTTTAGTTCCGTCTGGCATCTCCAGATGGACTTCATCAAGGTCGTCACGGCACATACACCACGGCTTTTCAGAGATGGCGGTGTACTTTGCCGGACAGTAGTGGACGCACTCACCGACGTAGATGTCCGATTCGTAGTACCGGCAGTTCTGACGGCGCTCTCTACTGTCGTCGGCCCAGCAGTGGATTATCAGCGCGGGGGTGCGGTAGTTAGGTTTTATTTTCTTCTTCAGGTCCAACTGAGACATGTCCTTCCGCCTCCAATCTTTTGGTTAGATTGTCAAACTGTTCTTTTAACTCTTTGTTACTATCAAACATCCTTGCTGGTGGAGCTGGCGGAGCTGGTGGCCTGAGATATGGCTGCGCAACACCGCCCTCAAAGTGTGCGGAGGTTGGGGGAGGGGATGAGCATTTAGGCTGGTAGCCTTGGGAGTAAGGTATTCTACCTATTAACTGCTCCTCGGTGAACTCATAGTGGGCACAGTAACCGTCATAATTTTTTGTGAGGCAGTACACTATGTTGGCTTCTTCCTTCTCGCCGGTCACTGAGTCAATGACAACATACTTGTCATCCTCACGGTAGCAACGCATTCCCCAACGAGTTTTATTGTCCTGGTACTTCTTGGTAGCGTGCACACAGTTGGCGCACACTGATGGTCCGAGAGGCTTGCCGGTGACGCAGAAGATTTGCGCGGCCCATCCTTTGATTACAGCGATTAACCTATCCATCCTCCCCACTCCTTTACTCTATGTCTAGGTCCATGAATTGAATTGCGTCGGTAAATGTGTTGTCTATGCTTAGGAGAAGCTCACCCTCGCCAACCTCATCGAGCCTAATAAACATCCAGTAGTTCAGGTAAAAGGAGAAGCTGGAGAAGTCATCGGTCACATTGAGCAGCTTGGAGGGCACAGCGAGAGGGGTGATATGGTCACACTCTCCACGTGTAAGCAGAGGAATGATAAGTTCACACACGTCGAGGGTAATTACTGAGCGTGTTGTGTTTATGTCCCCAACCCTGTAGATAATTGGCACGTAACCTGGGCCTGTACTTACACTACCCATGTGCTCTTCATCTTCCCAGGCGTCGGCCAGTTTTATCAGCGCAGTTATCATCGCCTTGAATCTAACCAACACCTTATTACGTTCACTTATGTGGGTTATCCTCAACGGCACCAACAACTTAACAATGTCAATCGTCAAATAACCGTCACGTTCTTCGTCGAAGTGTTTTTGTATCTCTGATAGCAAGATGCAGAACAGTGGGGCCATGCTGGGAGTGAATCCATACTTCTTACCAGTATTGGTCTTTGCGAAGCGCATAAACGCGAGTAGAAGTGTGTCGGTGCCTTTGGACCTACTCAGCTGGTACGTTGTTGGTTTGTTGTTTTGTTTCATTTGTAGTCTCCTTTTTACATTTGAACTCTTCGCAGTGACCCATAGGGTTTTTCGAAAAACACGTCACAAGTGTTTCCTCATCTTCTTCACACTCACCAGTTACTGAATTACGCAATACTACTACCAGCTCGTACTTACATAACCATCTATTTTTATAATCGTTGTACCCTTCCAGGTACTCCAAGTATTGGTCATAGGAACAACACACACCAGCGTTACCAACACTATACATGTCATAACCACTGGTGTCCTCCTCCTGGGCTTCTTCTTTAGGTCTGACGTAAACAAATTCACACGCAGCACAAATTGCAGACCCGCGAGGCTTCCTATTCATGTACCGCCACATTGCCTGCTGTTTTTCGTGCTCTTCTTGCTGCCTAATTTTCTCGGCCTTTCGCTCCTCCCTACGTCTAACCTTTTCTTCTGTGGTCATTGGCATTGACTGACGCCACCTCTCTAAGTTTCTTAATCTTCGCTGTGATACTATCCGTTGCAGGTTGGGGAGACTCTTTGAATGTATGGGCATATAAAAGAGGGTCTGCAATAGTTACCTTTGCCACTACATCTCTACCAACCACACCTTCTGCCTTAAACAAACCATAGGACTCAATAGGACCAATAATGTTACGCTCTACACGCTCCGCTTCCGACCGACGTTTGCAGTTTGGACGATGTGAGGTTTCTATACCATATCTGCTCAACCCGCCCTCCATTAACAAGACGCATCTGCTCTCCTGTGCCGCTGGCATCATAAAATTGATAAGTAGCCAATAGTTAGACATAAATGCCGCAACTGTAAACCGTTTTTGCGGGGTCATGAGACACCACGGCACCGCCAACGGAGTGGATATAAATTTTGAACCTTTACCGGCTGTTTTGATGTCAGCGTCCGCAGTCTTCTTGTACTGTGCCAGTTCAGTCAAATAACTAGGGAATAGCTTATTGAGTACCACAACATTACTATTTCTGGATACTTCATAAAACTTTTCACCATTGAGGAGGCTGATTAAGTCCAAGAATCTATTGATAATAACCATCCTAGTGTTACGACGTACTGATATTTGTGACAGCACCTTGCGGTACGGGATAGTTAAATTACTGAAATTAGCCCTGTCGATGTTTACAACATTATCAACTAAAAACAAATGATGGAGAATTTCCGACTGTAGGAACAAAAATAAAGGCAGTAGTTGGGGGTCTAACCCTTCCAATCGAACTCGTTCTGTGAACTTTAGAAGGCACAGGTTACTTGAGTTATTTTGGTAGACTTCGAGAAATGACTTGTGCGCGTCGTTCATAGCTTAAACACTGTGGACGCTCAAGGAAGGGTGTGCTATTATTCTGCCCACCGCCCTCGAAGGACCCGTGACTCCTTTCTTGGGCTGACAGTCCGACTTGTCGAGAGTCGGACTGTCGCGTTTTTAAGATGTACTCGCAGTATAGCATAAACACTGGGAAAACTGTCAAGTGTATCGGTCTGTGGGTAAGCCCAAAAATCATGCCATCATGTATCTATCTATGGGTAAAACGTATCTATCTGTGGGTAAAGTGTATCGGTCTGTGGGTACGTTTTGTATCGGTCTGTGGGTACGTTTTGTATCGGTCTGTGGGTAAATTCCGGGGCACAAATTCAGACAGCGACTGACTTCCTTGTTGGGGAGTATTTAGTATTTTAGAAATAAGAATAAAGTGATTCTCGCTAACGCGAGAAAAGACTTTTTATTTTCTCCTACCTGTTGGATGGGGGGGGGGCATGTTTGGGAAACCAACTTTCGCTGCCTCTTGGAAAATCGCAAAAAATTATTTCCCATTTTTTACATCCGAAAACTGCTGTTCCAGAGAAGCGCGGCGGCTGTTCCATAAAGATGGCGCGGCTGCTGGAGAAAGGGCCGCGCCAAAAATTATTCTTACCAAGATATTTGTACTTCTACCAGGAAATTTGTAGAATGAGACTCGGCGGTTGCATCAATCCAGGCCGAGATGGACTCGGCATGACGGAGTGCTGGTCCACTTGGAAGCCCCGCTCGGTCAACAAGGATGTGAGTGCCAAAAAGAAATCGCTGCTTGCCAACTCATGTACGGGGTCGAAGACCGGCACCGCGATGGAGTGCCTCTTCATAGCGGCCACCTTCGTAGCGTTAAGCTGAATCAGCTCCACCAAATCCTCGGCAAGTCTTTTAAGGCTGTTCGTGTCCCCGCTGTCAGTTTGTAACCCTTCCCGGCTGATTGTCAGCAGCGCCAGAATATCCTCTTTGCCAGCCAAAGAGATAGGTGGCGGCCCGTTCTCTAACTCTTCCGGTGTCATTGTCATCCCATTCAAAACTTCATCCATAACTACCCCTCCTACCACGTTATTGTCAGACGGCCCCGACGTTTACCATTACGCTCTACAATCTTCGACGGTACAACTCCGAAGCCGTTCACTTTCAGCCGGTGCATCACCAGCTCCACAAACCCCGCGTTCTCCAGAGAATGGTCGGGGTCGAAGATAGGCACGACCGCCTCTCGAAGACCAAGTTCCGCTGTAGCTTGGAGCACCCCGGCTATATGCCTCACCAAGACGTCTCCTAATTGGTGCAACTTCTCAACTTCCCTCGTCACTTTGATGAGGTCCGCTGCGTTAATTGTCAGCCCTTCTACCGCCTCCTTCAGACTCACACCAACCACCTCCGACCTGAGTTATCCCTCGATTCTATCTCATTCGTCCGTCGGTGATAGCCCGTAGGTCTCCAACACAGTCAGCACATCTTCCCTGGTACAGTCCGCCTCGTCCGCTACAAATTCCAATCTATGCTCCAGGTTGTCCAGGTCCATATGGTCGGGGTACAGCTTCATTGCCTCACCCCAAAAAGTCAGAATATCTTCGTCAGTCGCGCCCTTCATTGCACATCACCCACAAACTTCTCGTCGTATGCTTTCCAGCCGTCACGAATCGGAACTAAATCAATCGGGTCTATGGAAGCAGCCTCCTCCATGTCCTCCACCGTGATATGGAAGCACGCCATAATTTCTTTGGCGAAGTCCTCACCCTGCTGACCGTTCTGTCGAATCAACGCACCCATAGCGTGTGACCACGCCGTGTAGTACCCCTCGTAGTAGTGGTCTTTCGAGGTCATGGTCTTTTTCTTTTTCATCTCACTCACCCAACCTCGGAAATGGTATCGGGCCGTGTACCCGGTGCCCTTGGTTATACATACAATCCCAGCGCCTCAAATTTTCATGAACTCTTTGCTCCTCCAGTAGAGTAGGCAGATAAAACATGCCACCTTCGTAGAAAAAGACCGGAACCATGAGGCGGCCATCCTCAGCTGTGTACCAATGCCAACCGACCGGCGGGTCATCACCTGGACGATAAGTTTTGTACATGGCGAACCCGTCCAGCTTGTCCTGCGCCTCGCGGTACAGCCGGTACATCTGATCGGGGTCTAACTTCTTCAGAAATGTTTCCTCGTCTATCCCTGGTCTCATTTTTTCTCCCTCGCGTTGTATTCGGCAACAAAGTTCGCCGCTCTGATTTTGTGGTCGCCATGCCAAAACTTAACTGCTTGCGCCCACCCTGTTTTCTCGTTACCGATGAGGACCACTGACCGGTCCTCACCCTTCCCTTTACAGGCCCGTGCAACAAAGGCTCTTTGGTTCCTTTGTTTATTGACCAGCCACAGGTGCATCTGCCGCTTTTCAAGTTCCAGCTGTTCTTTTGTGCTCCGGGACATACTTGTACCTCTCCTTCCCTGTTCCGCCACACGCCGAGCAGGGAGGACTGCCGTTATGGTCGTACACTCCGGTTCCATCACACGCTGCACACCGTCGTAACCTCCACCCATAAACGGCCTCCTCGAAGAATTTCTTCCTCTCAGCTTTCCGTTGGTGGAAGTTACTCACTGTTGAACCACCTCCGGCTCAAATGTCATAGCCCACACCAGTGGGTTCCTCTCCCAAGGCAGTCCACCTATCTCTTTGAAGCGGTGGCCCCAGTGGAGTCTGTACGCCTCGATAGGTGAGTACACCCTCTTGTTTGAATCACTGAGCACCACGTAGTCGAACTCTCCCGGCGCAACAGAGATAGAACACGCCAGCTCTATGATGCCTTCCAAGATGGCATCCTTCGCTGTGATACTTTGTACCTGCTCAGCTCGCACCTCTTTTACATGCAACCGCAACCGGCTCTTTACATGGGTCAGACGTGACGGTGGCCGCCATTTTGGTTCCCGTTTGAGGCTGCCAACTACGTAATCTGCTTTGAATGTTACAGGTGCGCCTGGATTGGTAACGAAACTCTCTTGCACGAACACGGTTTCTCCGGCCTCATGCTGTGGACGTCTGTAGATGACCTCTGAGCCACTTTTGAAGATAGCCATACCGTCTTCCCAACTCTTGAATAAAAATGGCTCCTGCGTCTCCCTGGGTACCAGAGGAGGCTCAACAATTCGCCGGATGGACCTCTTGTTTCCGGCGAGTATCGACTGTACTTCGGACATGGTTAAAATAATTGGTTTCATCCTACCCTTTGACGGCGGCATCAACTCACCCTCCTGGCATCTCTGGCATACACGGCGTCGGGTTCCTGTAGATTCGGAACGGCCACGTCGCCCCATCGTACTGACACACTGAAATAACCCACGTCTTCGTCCAAGCGACAATCGCATGGCACTCCGTACCGCCAAATCCACAGTTAAATTCATAGGTCAGGTATTTGAGAGCTGTGTTCCACGGTAGTACCTTACCGAGCGGAGTTGAGTCATCTTCATCCTCGATATAAAACCTGCTGTTCTCACCGAACACCACGGCCTCTATTTCCTCGCCGTCGGCCATCTGTTCAATCCACGCTTTCAGCGTCTGCTTGCCCTCCATCACACGCAACCACCTCCTCATTGCCAACGTACTTGTCTATGATGTACGCCCCATCGTACTTGTAGTAGTCGGAGCCGTTCTCATTCACACGTGTCGGACCCTCACAGTTCTCTACCACCAACCTGTTCTCACAGTCAGGACCACACCCAAGTAGGAAACGTGCCACGTCCAAATCCTTGTCGTGGCACTCACCCGCTGGCATCCTAATTCGGCTTCCATCCCAACACTCAAAGATTGCGTTCTCGTCAGCCATCTATGACCGACTCCGCTAGACCACACGTTCGTGCATCTGAGCACTCTTCAGTGGTAGCCCCACAAGGAGCAGTACCACGCTCTGCCACCGCTCTGGCGGCCTCAATCTCCCGTGCCCACACCAGTACCGCCTCCTCCACGCAGCCTGGGCAGAGGTCATACAAAGGAGTCTGGGGTGGTGTAGTCTTCAACGGCATAATGTTGAACGCTATGCAAATCCCATCGTCTTTTGGTTTACAACCTATGTCCTTGGCAGGTACTTTCCTGTAGAACGCATCCTTTTGTGGTCTCCTACCACCGCCGTCCATTTCACGCTCACAAACATCACAGAAAAATCTCTCAGTCACCTGTTTCATCGTTCGCACCTCCACACGTCTCACAAATACACTCGCCCGTCATGACCAGCTCCGGTATTTCCTCGCCAATGGCTTTGTAATACTTCATCTTCCAATAGTCCCTGTTGACGGTCATAATCCTCAACTTTTCTCTCAGGTCGGTGTACTGTGTCTTCAGGCTCTCATACTTCCCCTTTAACCTGTTGTGCCGCTCCTGCTCACCAGCCAACGTGGTCTCTTTAACAAAGTTACCACTTGGGTTTACCCTAAATCCTTCCCTCCTTAGCGCGGCCTCAGCCAATCTGCACCGGCTCTGCCACTCACGCAAGCATTGATGCTTTTCCTCCAGGAGCGCATTCTGCTCGTCAATATCACGTAAAAGTGATGTAAGAAGATTACCTACCATTTCTCTCGTTTGCTCCGCATGGCCTTTAACACTCAACACTAAACCCTCCTTTATTTCCAAAGACGGTCCCGTTCAAATTCACGGGACTCGGCCATCGCCTCAAGCACCAACTCGTCCTCCTGATCACGTTTCCGCTCCTGCTCCTCGTGCCACTCCTTGGCAATCACCGCCGGTACATACGCCGCTAATGGGTCCATCCACCACTCATATTCCGTCGCCGTCGTCATCGAAAGGGTCCAGCTCTTTCTTCGGTCTCTTGTTCCTACTCCGTCCACCGACGTGTTTGTCTATCTTCACCACGAACCAGAACGTACCAAGAATGAACACTGTAAAGCAGATAGCGGCTATCGCCGCGAAATCGTATGCGTTAAGCATCGTCATCCTCCCCGGCACGCTCGCGCTCCATAGCGTCGAACTCCTCCTGCCCCAGACGCTGGGCTTCGGTGGCCGCCTCGTTGTACCAAGCATCGTAACTCTTTCCCGTTACCACGATGACACACCATCCCTCCGGTTCCACTTAGACAAAGCGGTGCCAAGTTTTTCAAAAAATATCGTCCGTATCTCGCACTTGGTACACTTGACAGCCACTTCTCCACGGTCGTGAATTATCGCTGACTCCCCGCCACAGTGTAAGCAGTTGCTTACCATGTGGTCAGTGCCACAAAGTGGACAATAATGTCGCTGCGGTCCCATCGTTATGCCCACACAATCTCGTACTCTTGCTTGCCATCGGGGAGCTCGAACCCGATTATGCAGCAGCACAATCCCTCTTTGTGGTACACCGTTGGAATCCATTCTTTGCTCATATGCACGGAACCGGCGCTGGTCAACACTACCCTACCGCCACGTGAGCCAGCCTTGCTGACAGCACCGTCCATTCTGTATCCGTCCATTATTGCGCGTGCCACCTCCGTACTCTTGGTCAAGTACACACGATAGCTGAGGTCCCCACTATTCTTCTCCATTTCCATTTTTTAATGTCCCCTCTCTTTTATTAAATTCGTACCACGCAACCCACGCATCCTCCTCGGTGAATCTGAGGTCGGACGACGCTATACAATTCCTGCATCTCACACGGAACAACTTCTGAGCCTCCGGCGTGGCGTCTCTGTGTCTCTTTCTATCCTCGTAGATGGTTGCTATCTCACCGACGCCGCCACACACCCGGCACATCCTCTGGTTCTGGACGTGCATCTCATCCGGGTTGTTGCAGACGGGACAATACGGGCTGTTCTTCGCGCTGTTGTTCATATCGACCTACGCCTACCAGATTCAAGGAGATATCTGAGCCGTGCTACCGTCTCCTCACCCAGCGACTCCAGAATGTCAAGGCCAGGTTCCCCACTCAGCGCATCAATGATGGTCTCGCACAGAACTTTTGCATACTTGCGCTTCAACTCGTAGTAACAACCTACGAACGCTTTGACTGTGTTGAACCACTCGGCCATCTGCTGCGGTGGTATCTCGTTACCCTTGCCGGTGCGCACACTATTGTTATGACACTCCAGCATTTGTTGGTGCACCATTGACATATCAAACTCCTCTTGTCGTACTTCAAGCGTATGTTTATAGGTGCATTGGTTGATTTGTTTTTTCTCCTGAAGATAAGCACAAGAACCGATCACGCCCGGCATATCCGGTCTGTAGAACGCGCACTTCTTATCCCCTGCGTCACACCGCTGTACTACTTTTCTGCAATCCATTGTTGACCACCTCTCTTTTATGTACCATGCGCCACGCTAACCACGCATCTTTTATAGTGGTTTTTGTTTTACCTTGTGTCCCGCAATTTGGACACTTAACAAAACATTTTGCTGGGAGCCACGATAGCGCCCCCTCTTGTGCAATCACGAGCTCTCCATTAGTGCCACAGAACTTACAAACGATCTTCTCAAGCCTGGGATAAGTCGCCATGCGCCACATCTTTATACCCTCTGGTCCCAGGCTGCCCACGCCTTGTCCATCGTGGTGTACAGCGCGGTGAACGTGCCACAACCTGGACACTTTATAAATGACAGATGTTCCTCTGGGGGTTTCTCTTGGTCAAACTTGGTGCCCCCTTTCGGTCGCTCCCCACAAAACGGGCAATCCAAATGATATTCACCCATCACTGTCCCTCCCTTTAATATTGGCGGAGGATAACCCCCGCCAATTCTGCCAAGCCTGACCAAACTTCGCCATGCCTTAGCTTACCCTACCTTACCGAGCCTAACCTCGGTGCCTGCCTAACCCCACCCTACCTCGCCTCGCCATACCACACCCAAGCCCACCCTACCACGGTGCCTGCCATACCTAGCCATACCCCGCTCCACCTTACCAAACCAGTGATTACCAAGCCTCACCACAGTGCCTGCCAAACCATGCCTAGCCTTACCTGACCACGCCGATGCCACACCATAGCGAACCACGGTGCCTGCCTTACCACGCCATGCCATACATAACCACGCCTGACCCTACCATATCCAGCCATACCATAGTGCCTGCCAAGCCTTACCTATCCATGTCCCGCCTTACCTGACCTTCCCAAACCACGGTGCCTGTTATAAATTAAGCCGCCGCCTGCTCAACCTCCCATTTAACTACCTTAAACCTGCCAAACGACGGGCGAAAATCGCCGACGCCAACAAAAGAGCCAGCCGTATCTACCAACGCTCTAAAGAAGTTTGTAGGTATCAGTGCCGGTGCCAGTATTGAAAAGCTCATAGAGCATGTCCATCCAGTCTTAAATGCTGGCCTCGTCCGTGTTATAGCCGCCCGTTGGATGGTCACACGCCGCCGGTCAAGGTAGTCCCAGTCCTTGGCGTGCTTCTTTTCCCCAGCTGGAGTTATCGGCATTAGCATCTCGTTTCCGATGACAGTTGCTTGTACTAACTCCTTGGCACGGGCCTTTTTGTTGCGTGGGTCTTGGTAGAACCTACCAGCCTCAACAATCGACCGTACTATGTACGTGGATGGCAGGCATATCAACCCGTTGTCGTCTCGGTATACCGACAGCTCTGGGTTGTCTTTAACAGTTGGATTCTTTACGCCCGGCTCCTTTACCTCTGGAGCGTTGTTCCATTTGTGAAACATCATGTCTGCGCTGCCCTCAATCGTTACGTGTACACGGTAGGGCTGCCCTAAACCACTGTCGTAGGTTGTATCAACTGACTGCTCCTCATTGAAACTCTCCAGTTCTTTTCTTTTCGCCACAATAAACACTCTCCTCTTCTAATAATTTGTTTTGCGCCGAAGCGCCCCTGCCATGCCTTACCCTGCCACACCAAGCCTTACCCCCGACAAACCGAGCCTGACCTTGCCAGAGCTAACCCAACCGCAGCGAACCATGCCCCGGTGCTTGCCTCATTCTTTCACTACTTTTATCTCCCCCCCTAACTCCTTATATCTGCGAATCCTTTCACGGTAATGTTTATGGAACCACTCCCCAAGCCCACTGTCGTCGTAGTCTACAACTAGCAATTCCTTCTTACCTTCAAAGGTTCTCAACCCTCTACCTATGCGTTGAACGACCTGATAAAAGCTCTTGCCAGCTGTTGCCACGACTATGGCTGTTATGTCTTTTATGTCCAGTCCCTCGTTTGCAATAGATGATGCTACTAAAACCGACGGCCCTCTTATCTTGGTGAACTCATTAAGCACGTCCACACGTTTCCTGCTCTTGCCGTGGAACTGAGACACGATATCGTACCCCAGAGCTTTCCTAATCTCAGTCGTCAGTAGGTCGTTGTGGGGTATGGATTGAGCTACCACCAACACCTTGTGGTTCTTTGCTATTAAGCGCTTTACAACACCAATGATGTGGGCGTTCCGCGTCTTGTTGCCGACGATGTAGTTCATGTAAGCCTCTTGCCAAGCCGTAGCCCAGCTCTTATCCTCATCGTCCGGCCCACCGTGAAATTCCATGCCATAATGCGGCGGATAGCTTAACCGGAAGCTATAGACCTTGAATGGTACTGTTATTCCACGCTCTTGTGATTCAACAGCGGACATGTTGAAGATCAAGGTTCCAAAACTTTGGCGTAAATACCACGCCGAGATGCCATTGGGGTCATCGAATGGGGTGGCCGACACACCAAATCTATATGCCGCTGGAATCTGCATGATGGTCCCCCACGCTTTCGTTATCTCACCGCCGCTGACAATCTTGTGGCACTCGTCAGAGATAAGTACGTCGAACACAGCAAATGCCTCGATGAACTTTGCCTTGCCAACCTTTTTGTACAGGCTCACCAGGGTCTGCTGCGTGGCGATGACGATTCTCGAACCCTCTGGTGGTACTATACCGTCACCATACATTCCAACCGTGGCTCCGACGATGGCCTTCTTTGCTCGTTCATAGGTCTGACGCATCAGGTCTGATGAAGGCACCGTTATCAATGTGTTAAGACCAAGTTCCTGTACCAGCTTCAGGAATACCAATGTTTTCCCAAACCCCATCTGCGCTTTTACTATACCAATACCGGACTTCTTCATATTGGAAACAGCTGTGGCTTGCTCTGGCCTTAGTTCAAAGTCATTCCAGTCCCAGATATACTTACGCGCCGGTCTGATGTCTTGCCGACATTCCACGAGCTCGTAAGGAACACCACGCTGTTCCAGCCAAGCCACAACCTCCGGCAACATGCCGATGCCGAAGCTACCGTCCTTCTCGTTGACGAAGCTCACATAGCCGTCCCAGCGGCCACCATTGCCAACATACTGTGGGCTAAACCTTGCCTTGGGATTGAATATCTTGAAGTGGTTCACCATCGCACCGAGCGCCGGTCCCATCGTCGCTACCTTGCACCAGGAGTAGGACACTCTAATTTTTATCTTCTGTGACTTGATTGCAAGCTCTCTGCGAGTCTCGGCGGCGCGGGTGGCAGCGGTCATATCCCGCACACCGGCGGCGCGTGTCTCCTCTGGCTTCTCTCCAAGCAATGCGTTTCTCATTCGTTGTAGGTATGCGGTGTATGCGCTGCTCACTTTTTACTCCACCTCCTCAATTTGTATTGGTCCTGGACACCTCCGAGCAGCATAGTGATGGAGACAATCCCGACAGATGATGTGCATAATATTTTCTCGGTTATCTTCTGGAGTGGCGATGTAACTGGGCCTCATTGCGGCCAGTCTTATCTTTCTGCACATGAACAACATAGTTAGAACCAAAAAATAGCGATGCAGGCTATGATGAAGTTACCAAGCAGTAGCATAAACACCTGGAAGTAATCCGGCACTTACTTCACCTCCCTCTTGTTCCACTCACCCGTCGGTGTGGTGTCTGTCACATCTTTGCCAGCCCACTTAACGAACTTCTCCATCGTTGTCTTTCGGTACGGGTGCCCCAACTTTATAAATGGGCTGTCATACTGCACCTCACCAAATCTGCTGACGTGCAACACCTGCCGGTCGTCATAATAGAAATCGCTGCTGAGTATGTTCAGCAGCCTACACCGTGGATTCTTAGCCCTGTAGATACGACCTGTCTTTATCTCACCCGGCCCTAAGTTTGCTACTCCCACTCTTACACCTCCCAGCTATTTCCACCGCTGTTTGTATCAACGATTGTTCTTTGGTTTCATTCCGTCCCATGCCCGGCTCCTTGTAGACGAACAGCCTGCTGGGGTAATAATTCCTACCCGCTCTGTGCCTTGGGATGTACTGGACAGCCACGCGGTCTTTGATGCGCAGCTCCAGCTCGTCACACATCGACTTCGGGAGCGGCACACAGAATCTATCCTTCTTGTAGTCCATGACCTTCTTGCGGACTGCCCCAGGCTCCGACGCCACCTTCTTGTCGGCAATGGTTATCATCAGACCGACCCGGCTCTCATAACTGAACACCCGGACGTCCACGTGAGTGCCACGATGCACGCTGAGTGCCCGGAGCAACGCAACGGAGGGGAACACACCACAACCGGCACCAATCCGGCTGATGGACGCGAACATCGTGACCCCAGCCTCGGAGCCGTCATCATTCACTGGTAATATTTTTCTATATGCTTTAATAGGAGTCGTCGTCATGATTAGCCCTCTCGACATTTCCAAATTCAGTCAACGCTCGTGCTCGTAAGATGCTTGCCTCCTTGTCCAGAGTCTTTGATGAGGCTACAGTCTGAAGTTCCAAGGTCCCCAAATAGCAAGCCGAGCAGTACATCTCTTTCTTGTCTCTGATAAGAGTGGAGAGGCCACGTTCTGAAGACGTGGCCACCACTGTCTTACACCTTCTACATATCGCTACAACCCACAGCATCAGAACGGTAAATCAGTATCCCAGGCTGGCTTGGGCGCTGCATCCTCACGTGGGGCCTCCGCAGTTAGTTGTGCGTGTAAGCGATTGGCCCACGCCTCATTCCGCTCCTCACGGTCCCGATTCTCTACTTCCCATGCCCTTGCAAACAAGAAGCTCTCTATCTTTATGAACAGAAAGATAGAAACACACCATCCCAGTATGCCCACTAATCCTATTCGAAACGGGTTGTCAGTTATTGCTATCACGTATAAAAGACGTATGGCCGCTATAATACAAGCTACAACTAACGGCCACACTATAAAATTGACAAGCCTGCTCGACGACCTGCATCCCAGAATATGTACACCAAACTTGTAATTGCAGCACCGCATAGGCGAACCGGCGTTCTTGCCGATCTTCTCCATGTCGTTGTAGTGCTGCTGTAATGCCTCGGCGTAATTTGTTATCTGGCCGCTCGGCAGAACCATTTAACTCGCCGCTTTCTTCACCGTCAGCGTCACTCTGGGGGATGGGGCCTTCGCAAGCTCGAACATCTCTGTTGCCTCATCGACCCCAATGCGCTCGGACACCAGTTTGAACAGGATGTCCTTGTCCATTATCATGGCCTCAGTGCATTTCTTGTCCGCTGTGTACGGTCCAAAGATGTGCATTTGGTTATCCGGCAGGAGTTTCTTGATGGTCTCTCCCAGTTTCTCGCGCTCTTTCCCAAGCTCTTTGTGGGATTGATCCACGGTGTGATAACGGGCAATCATGGTCTCAGTTACACCATTCACTGTCTTAACCGCTGCCGTCGGTGCCGCTGCCTTCGTCTTTGCGGTGGTAGTTTTCTTTGGCTCCGTCAAAATCCCCGCCATGTCTGTAGACTTCGTTGTTGCTTTCCCCATACCCAAACACTCTCCTCTTCTTTTATCTCTAAAGTATTTTTGTGCCTCGTACTCCGCTCCTACGGTCTCATTGAGGTACTGCGCCTCGTCTCCCATCCCACACCTCCTACAGCGGTGGGAAGACCTCCCACACCCTGTGATAGACAAGCTGGTTGTCCTGGTGCATTATTTTTAAGCTCAAGTGCCGGTCTCCCTCTAACTGACCCATGAGCCGTATAAAACTATCTGATAGCCCACCTTCTTCGCGCCAATAGATAAGTAACTGGAACTTCCCACCGTTGTGATTCACCGAGGTGGTGAAGATGTAATCACCTTCCCACTCAGGGAAGTTCGATGGGATGTCCTCTTTGTTTATGATGCGCCGGAAGTCATCGTCGAGGTCGCCTTTGAGCAGGAAGATGAAGTTGGTCTTCATCACACTCTCGGCATGTCCTGGACTCCAAATACCCTGCGGTGCTGGTTCAGGTGGATTGGGCATCGGTATAACCGGCGGCATCGACAGGTCAACCTCGTTCAATTTGTCGGCCAGTATCGGACGCATCGGCCTCGATGCTGTCAACAACGCGCTCGGACCAACCAAGTCGAAGCCCATGTTCATAATGGCTGCGTAGTCTGGGTTCGATGGGTCAGCCGGATACCCTATGTACCTGTTCCACATCGTCACCAGCGTGTAGAGGTAGCCGGTGTAGGCAATCAATATTCTGTTGTTCTGGTTGAGTGCCAGCGGGTCGGTGGTCTGCCACTCCGGTCGGTCGGTCAGGTTGTGCCATCCAAGCGGAATGATGAGGTCCTGCAACACGCTGGTGTACAGCTTAAAGAACCGCTCGGCACGTATCTTAGTGACGTCCTCCGTGCTGAAGTACAACTGCAAGGTGGAGTTCTGTGGCTCCATCTGCACTACGTTTCTGACGACCTCCCACATCAACACGTTGGAATCAACGATGTTGGGATGCCACAGTTTGTCGCAAGCGTCAATGAAAATGGCCCTAACGTGTCGCTCAATGTCCGTGATGCCCTGCTCAAATATTTCGTTTGGCAGGCGAGACCCTACATTTGTCAGAAACATTGCGCTACGCTGCCTTTGCTTTCACTCCGAACATTTGTGGGCAATAGAAAGAGGCAATGTAAAGGAGCGCACGTCTTACACTGTAAATAGCACCCTTAGCATCGCTGCGGGGTAACTCAAAGAGGTCGATAGCCTCGTCCACCCACTCAGCAGACTTGGACAGACGGTTTACTTCTTCATCGTGGCGCTTACAGAGCTGCTCGTGTGTCTTGCTGCGCTCTACAATGGAGCCATCACAAATCATAGCCTTCGCTCTGTCCATATCTTCGTTGAAGAATTTGGAGGTCAGTGTCCAGACCTTATTGAACGCTATATGTGGCACCATCGCTTCCATCTCTGTGAAGAGGATGTGCACCGGCGATAGCTGGGTGATTACCCTCTGCGACAGCACACCATGAGCCTGAAACACACTCGACTGCAACCTAACAACCAAATCACCAGTTTGTGCGTGTATCGTGGAACCCCCTGGCATAAAAGGCATTAGTGAGGCGTTAAGTGTGTTCTCGTTACGGCTACCTATGACGTCACTCTTTACGTCCAAGTAGACGAGCCACGTTTGCTCGATTGGAAATGATTCGAGCCGCCTTAATCTTACGAACACATTCTGATGCACGGCAGGCCCCTTCTTGCTGATGTACGTTCCCTGTGTTACTGATCCCATCTTGACCTCCTCCGGTCTTACCGTCGCTGCCGACCCACCTCCATTCCGTTGGCAGGCCGGACAGCTTCTTTATAAGATATTTCTTTTTCCACATTAGCATTGAGCTGTTGAAATCACTAAGTAGCTCTACGATTCCTCCCTGGCACATCCTGTCGTAGTCGGCAATCCGCAGCCTAACCCGTACCGAAGTGCCAACGCTGTCGGTGAATGTAACCATGCGTTCCTTATCAGACATCGTAAACCCTCTGCGAATCATAACTTACGACCCCGCTATGTTGGTCAGTAGTTTGGCGTATTCAACAACTATAAGTTGTGTTTTCCTTCGATGGGCAGCTGTTCTTTGCCACCCACCCCAGCGATGGTGGATTCTAAGATCAGGAATCGCAACAGGTACTCAATTTCGAAGTCCTCTCCAGTCATGCCTTCAGGGTTATCGTTCACCTCGTGCTCCACGCCATCCTTGACTTCTATGCGGATTTCGTTCATCTCAAGGATTTCGTTGAGGTATTCTTCCCAGTTATCCAGCAAGCCACGACTGAGGACTGTCTCAGCCTTCGCCACCTGCTTCTCGAAAGCGGTTGCCAGCTTCTTTGGTGTTGTAGAAATAGCATCTTCGCCAAACTCATCTATGTACCCCTCGATGGAGCTACCGCAGCACAACCACGTGTCTCTATCTCTCCACAAGCCATGTAGCGCGGAGGATGCGCACGGTGTCTTCCAGCCGGAGCCGTAGGTCATAGGGAACTTCACGGAAACCCCGGTCTGTGTGTTCTTCAGGGTTACGGTGTACGCATTGTTCCACACTT